CGACTTCTACTGATTTCCACTAAGGATGTGATACGATAGAGATAGTTACACATGAATACCACAGGATAAGTTTATGATGATGAAGAGGTATGGAAGAGTAGCTGATGCATACTACAAGTATCAAACACATGAGCAGTGAGAATTTGATGCTCAAGGTAAGATCAAACAGTTAGAGCCATCTACTACTAACGATCTAAACAATGTAGATATAGATGTAACAGATACTGAGATCGAAGAATGGAATAAGATTTTAAGAAGGTTGGAGTCAATGCTGAAGGCTGAAGTTGTTGAAGAGAAGGCTGATGAGATCAGAAAAGATATAGAGAGAGCAAAGAAAGCAATAGCTGATTTATCCTCTAAGAAATAAGACATGGAAATAACTGATCAGGAGAAGCTAGCTCTAAAACAGATGCTTGCAACAGCATGATGGAGAGTATTAGAAAAAATAATCCAAGACAAAATAGACGAATTTGATAAGATAATAACAGTGAGTGCTCATGATTATACGAAGGTTAGAGATAAGAAATATGATGAGCTAAACATGAATGGTGCATTGATATGGTGAATGAGTCTAGTGCTCAAAGCTCCATACGATGTAGTTAATAAAGAAGCCAATGACAATATGATAGCAAAGATGAATGAGAGCTATCGTCAGAAGGTGATGAAATTAGAGAGGTAGTACTCTCTTCTACCTACTACGACTTCCATGTCACGTAGTAGGTAAAAGAGCGTATTGCTAGTGCAATAGCTGGGAGTTTGTGATGGTTACCCCTCAAAAACCTACAGGCGACTAAGAAATACGCCGAGATTTATTTCTTATACTATTATAACATGGCAGAAGAAAAAGAGATGAGCTCAGAAGAGCTTATGGAACAACTTCAGTGAAGAGATGATCTTTCAAATCTAGTTAATGGTAGCGAGCAGGCAACTACTGAATTGACAGTGGATACTGAGGCTACTAAAAAAACTTCAGAGGAAGTACAACCTGAAGCTAAACCAGAAAAGAAACCATCTAACTTTCAAAAAGCGATGGAGAAAAAGAACAGGATCATTTCTGAAAAGGATGAGTTGATTGCAAGTAAGGATCAAAGGATTGCTGATCTAGAAAAGCAACTAAAAGAAGCTCAAGAAAGTGACGATTTCGATGACATTGATGAGAAGGAGGAACAGATACAAAATCTCAAAAATGATCTATCCTATGAAAAGAATCGTAGGAATGAGATTAGAACTGAGAAATCACGCATGAAGGAGTGACTATTAGGACAGATGATGGATGAGATGTGAATCTCAGAAGAGTCTAAGAATGCTATTAGAGATATGGCAAAACAAGATGCTTATAAGGATCTAGAGCCAGAAGACGTTATATCATTATACAATGGTAAAGTCTGAGTGGAATATGATCAGCAAGAGATGAATAAAAGATCTGGAGGTACTAGCGTGCTATGAGATAATAGAGTGCTCAGCAATGCTTCTATGGATAACATGGACTCAAAAGCAATGGAGCAAGAACTCACCAGACAGATCATGAATGGTAACTCACCATTCTAAAGAAAGATTGCATCTGGTGGGATAAATACTTTTATTTGATAAAAATGTTTTTTAACCATGATGCAAACTAGCAATATTCAGGCATCAGGAACTACTGATTTATTTCATAAATACCTGAATAAAAAATTCTTAGAGAACTTAGAGCCAAACTTGGTATTCTGGAAATTTGGTAAATGACCAGTTAGCCAAAAAGGTTATTCTCACGTACAGTGGGCTAGAATGACTAAATCTACTGCAAGTGCAAGTGCTTCTCAAATTACAGAAGGTACTACTCCATCATTTACTGATCTTAAGATTAGTACTATAAGTGTAGCTTGCGAACAATATGGACAAGTAGCTCAGATTACAGACATTCTTGAAGACACTACATTACTTAACGTTGTAGGACAAGCTATGGTAGAATTAGCTCACAACGCTAGTAGAATTATTGATGAAGTTGTACAAACTGAATTATCTACTAACTGAACTAATGTAATCTATGCTGGATCAGCTACATCTCGTGCAACTATAGCATCTACAGATGTAATGACTACAACATCTATAAATCAAGCAAGAGCTTTCTTATCTACTAAAGGTGCTAAACCTTTTGCTGGTGGATACGTAGGAATCATGCATCCAAATGTATCTTTCGATATGAGAGAACAAGTTGGAGGTAACGCTTGGGTAGAAGTAAAGAAATATACTGATCTTGTAAAAGATATCGTAGCTGGAGAAATCTGAACTCTTATGGGAGTAAGGATCGTTGAAAGCTCATTTGTACAGACATTTACTTCTACAGTGACTGTATATCCAACTTATGTATTTGGAGAAGGTGCTTATGGTACAACTCAATTACAAGCATACGAAACAACATTCATCTCTAGAAACAACAAAGATAGTTACAATCCATTAGGATTATACTCTATCGTTGGATGGAAGATGGCTATTGCTTCTATAATCTTGCAACAAGATGCTCTTGTAAGAATCGAATCTGCAAGTACGTTATCATACTCTTGGTAGTAGGAATCTAAAGAGGTGGAGAGATCTACCTCTTTATCTCGTATTATCAGGAAATTTTATTTCTAACTAATATACCATGCCAGATACAACATTAGGTGATAGATTCAAGGAGTGGAGAACGTCTAGAACAAGGTCAGAGAAACAGATCTCCGATTCTCTAGGAGCTGTATGGATGAAGGAATGATATAATGAATTGAAGAAGAAGCTCATTAGCATCTGAAGGAATAACCTATTTTCAGATCAAATTGCGATCAAAACATACGCATGACAGAATGTATATACATTACCTATAGGTACTACTGATACACGTCCTGTAGGTGGTTTGAAAGATTTTGTATCTGTGATCCAGTTAGAAGTAGCATATGATCTAGATCCACGTACTAACCTACCTAAATACCATGTATGTCAGCAAGTAATGGCTGAGGAATATTCAGATGAGAGGTGGAAGAAACAGTGGAAGAACAAACCTAGATATGAATTTTATGGTAAAAATCAGATCGTAATCTTTCCTACTCCAACTATTGATCTAGATCAAACAGGTAAGGAATGAATCAAAATCAGATATAACTATTGGGAAGAAGAGATCGATGGAAATACTAAGGAGAAAGATATAAATCTACCATTCTATCTAATAGATACATTGGATATGTATCTAGATTTTAGATTGAAGCGACATGAAACAGATAGATCTAATGCTCAGATCGAATATGAAATGTGGTGAAAGGAGATAGAAAATGCTCTATGAATCCTAAACAATAGGGATAGTAGACCAGTAGTGGAACAGTTTTTGAATGTAAGACCTTTAGAATAATAACCTAAAAACAATATGAGTTTACCTGATGGAGTAATAAGAGATAGAACACGACAGTATGGAGTGACCGATGATCCATTCATGGGGATGGCTGGGAGTTTTCAATATGCTGAGAATCTAAACGTATTTGATGATCCTAGAGGAATAAAACTAACTACTGCATGAAGAAAGGTACAATCTCAAACGATCTCATATTTTCAATCATGTATCTTAGTTAGTGGATGAGATTATTTTATTAGAATACCAGAAAGTTGACCTGTAGCAAAAGTAACTCCAGAGGATCGACCTACTGGTACAGTGATCTGAGCTATACCATGATCTACGCATCCATACGATGCAGTGATATTCTGAGGTTTTGTGTGGATCATTTTATGAAATACATGAGCAACGATCAGAAAAATAGCGTTAGATTGATCTACATATGATAACTATGCTCCAGTAGATAGAACTGGTACTTTTGCTCCAGATGGAGTATCTACTATAACAATGTGACAACAGACTCCAAACGTAGCCATGTGTATATCTAATGTAAACAACTCTATGTTATTAGTTGGTAATGGTAACTTTCTACGAGCATATAATCCTGCTGAGGATCTATGAGGAACAGGTAGTCAGAATACATGATGGAAGATCGTAAAACAATATAGTGCAGATACTGAAATATATGATATATCTCCAAAGGCTGATTATGTAGAGATATTTTTACAGGATGGAGCAGGTAATACAAAGATCCATTACTATCCTTCTATATTTGATTTAGAGGATAGTTGACTCCAAAAGAGCGTAAATTTACCAAATACAAGAATCCAGAGAGTATATCCACATATGACAAAGGAGATGATCGTAATCTCATACGATGGAAGTAATAATAATGTATCTCTAAGAGAGGTATTATGATATGAAACATATCCAGTAATGAGATCTCATAGAGCATGACTGAGTCCATATGATGTACAACATAAACTAGGATTCTTTACATGACCATGTAGCGTAGACATGGCTTGGTATGAGGGAAGAGCATACATAGCAGACGTGGAATGAATTTGGGAGCTTAACTGGTATGATGAAAAGAAGATGCCAGTTGCTACACTTAGATGGAAAATCCATGATGAGAGTGAGGATCATACTCCAAAATGATTAGCAATAGCCAAAGACTTCATATATGTAAGTTATGATGATAATGAGTATTGCTTCAGGATCTATGATACTGCTAATCCTGCGTGATATGCTGAGGAATGAATGTTGATCTCTAGAGCGATCGAAACTGAATATGGATGAGAATTTACAAAGAATTTGGTAAGATGGATTGTACAGTTTGAGATGAATAACCTAACAAATGAAAATTGATCTATAGATATCTATGTATGTTGAAACAGGGAGTGGAACTCACCAGATGATGATGCGTGGATAAAGATTGCTCATATAGATCAAAGCGATGCAGACTTCAGTGATTCATGAGAAACTAATAATTGACTAACACAATATAATATATGAACTTGCGTACACTGGTTTGATAATGCTGGAGATTGGAGCTTCATGCAGGATCGACAAGTGATCGAATATAAAGTAGTGATAACAAGATGAGATGATGTGAATGCAAGTCCAGTACTACGTAGCTTGCTATTGGAGTACGATGTAAAAGAGAAAACTAATTACTTTTAATTCTTATAGATAGAGGGATGATCAAAGATCCAAACGTAGAGCTAAAGAATGCTGATGTAAACTTCAATCAGTATGGAGATGATAGTAGTGCTCCAAACCAAGCACAAGCATGAGGTATGAATACTAAATATACTGGTGAGCAAACTCTAAACTCTAACATACCTTATAATGCTAATATCAAAACTGCTGATCTAGATCCTAATTATGTATATGGATGGGATGCTCAAGTGGCAAACACTAATGAAGCATGATACATAGCAAGGAGAAACGATAATATTGCTAGTGCTCTATATAATGAAGGACTAAGAAGTAAGGAGGATGTTATCCAGTTTTTGGGAAGCCAAAAAAATTGGAATAATAGTACTGAAGCAGATAGATTCAATACTGTAGAATCAGTATGGAAAAGAATCTGAGATATAGCAGAACAGAACGATAAAGATAATACAGAAGTAGAAGTCAAAGAGATGGAGGCTGAGAAGAAAGAAGAGCCAAAATGAAAGGATGTAAATGTAAATACATTCTTGCAAGGATCTACTACTGAGCTATTTGGGAAAATGATCACATGAGCAGATACTGCTCCATATGATCACAACTCTAATGAATGGAAAAAGGCTGAGGCTAGATTAAAGCAATACCAGAAGATAAATGCTCTATCAGTACCTCAGTTAGCAAGCTCATTAAAAGCATGAAGCATCCTATCAGGATGACAAGCAATGAGGGATCTACAAACATATAATCCAGAGAAATACCAACAGCTTCAAGAATACCAGAAGAAGGAGGAAACTATGAATCAGGTAAACATGATAGCGTCTGGTAATACAGGTAGCAGTCAATCTCTACAGGATCAAACATGAGAATCTATTAATAACTATCTAAACGAAACAGTAGCGAATGCTGGTGGAGATGCATTATCTAGGATGGATCTAGATACTGCTCTATCACAGAATCAGGGATTGATAAACTATGCTGAAAGGATGAGTTATTACCAATCTGAAATAAACCAATTGGATCAAACTATTAGCAACCTTGCAGATGATGCTAGAAGAAGATTATCAGCTAAGACTGGTGAAAATGTACCTGAATATATGATCCAAAACTATATAAATAATAGATCTAAAAAACTATACAAGCAAAGAGATAATCTCATGAATCAGTATAACTACTATAAATGAGTATATGAAGCTCAGGTAGAGCAAGAGGCTCAGGAGTGGGAAAGAAACTACAAAGAGAAACAACTCCAACTTCAAGCTGATAAATTTGCATGGGATCAGCAGATGGATCAGGCAAATCTATGATACAAATATGATCAGTTAAATTATGACTACTATAAACTTAATGGATCTGATCCAGTATCAGACCAATATCTACAGACATGAGTGAATAGTTTTATAAACTCATTATGAGATAAGATTGCTAATCATGCTAAGATAAGATCATGATGATGTGGTACAGTAGTAAATGATTATCTTAAGAGTCTAGGAATAAACTTTCAATATGATGATAAGAAATCTACAAAGATAAATAGTATAACTCCATGAGCATGACCAAAGGTATGAAGCATAGCAATCTGGGATGGTAGCAAGATGGGAAATAGGATGACTAAAATATATTGACACGTAGGTATAGTAACAAGCGTAAATGATGATGGTACTATTACAGTGCTAGAGAGTAACGAAGGAACATGATTACAGTACAAGAAATATAAACAAGCTAATGTAACATGATATTATGATCCTAGTGCTAGCAGTAAGAAATCAAGCAAGAAAAGTGAAGAAACGTATACTAATGATGAATTATATACACAATTACGTGGTGGTAAAATAAAATATGCAGACTTTTTAAAGAAGTGGAATGGAGATGAGTCACAAGATCAGATAGATGATCGAATAGCAAATACTTATTTTAAGAAAAGCCCAATGAATGTATTAAGTAAAATGAGTGATAGTGTAAGTAATCTAAATAATATGTTATGAGATACAGAATTGGCTGAGATATATACATTAGAACATCTAAACAAAAAAGACAATATTATAAGTGAAAGAGTAGCAAAAATCGTAAGTGATTATGTTATAGATACAAATAAATGATTGTCAGATTCTAATAAAATTAATTTATCAGAATACTTGGCAATAGCATTAGCATGAAGATATAAATCAGAGAAGGAGGTAAAAGAAGCGTTAAATAAAACTAAAATTGACTATAAAGGATTGACATGAAAAAAGACAAGTCAAATTGCTAAAGAGATACGACAGGAATGGAATTGATAAAAAAAGAGGAGCTATTTCCTCTTTTTTCTTTTATTCTTTTTTTCTAATTTTTCTGAGATCTCTCGTGGATATATTCATGTATAACCTACATAGTCATCTATTATAGCATTGGATCACTCTTTTTCTTCTTCTAATTCTTCTATTTTTTTTTCTAATTCTGCATTATTTTTTGCAGTTATGATCATTTCTTTACGATATTCTGATTCTTTTTTCCTGTATTTTTTTGCATCCTGAAAAGTCGTTCATATCCACAATGGGATTATCCATACTCACCATGATATTAATAGAGCTATTGGGAATCGTATTAAATATTCTCGCCACTCCATGCTCAGAACATTCAGAACATAAAATTAAATAAAATATATAAATTTCCTGAGAAAATTCAATTATAAAAATACCAGTCAAGAAGTACAGTAACGATTACTTAAGTGCTCGAAATCTGTACTTTTTGATTTTTGAAAAAAAGTAGATATAAGGCGAATAGAAATGATTTATATTTTGTAAATATATCAGATGCTAAAGACTTTCACAATGGATGGATCATGGCAAAAAGTATCTCTCGATATTTTGGGAGTAAACAAAACTGAGATGGCAGACTACATAACACCTGCTGATAATGCTAATCAGATATCAGATAGTTTTGGGCAAGTATTAAGTGGAGTATGTATATCTACTGATCCATGAAATATAGATTATGTATTTGTAGCTGAATGGGAAGACGCTGATCCTGCTGATAGCGTAGCATTGGGAGTAGGATGAAGTATGACAAGACCATTATCTCCAGTAAAGGCTCTAAATGAGTTGTGGGTAAATGGAACAGCATGAGATAAGGTATACGTGCAGGCTCTTTAATTACTAAAATATAACCATGAGGAAATCTATTCTAAGTGGAGAGAATCTATTGAAGAGGAATGAGAAAGCAAGGAGAAAGAAATGCATATATATTGCTTTTGCAGTGATTATTGCAGTAGCAGTACTCATGATGGCAGTAGCAAGCGTACAATAATTTAGATCGAGATTTTACATAATATGCTATACGTATATGTCAAAGACAATCGCATCTATGCAAAAAGGGAAGAAAGGGGGCATTATCCATGATGTCATGAGATTCTATGCGATTATAAAAAGACTGATCTGTTGATCTGGGAAGACTCCACAGTCAAGTTATACAAAGACAGTCAGCAGTACAGAAAAGACAAAAAAATTGACTCGCTTGAGGAAGAGAATAAACGCTTGAGAAAACAGAATGGAACTCTGAAGAAAATTGCAGAAAGAGAAATCAAAAGCAAGCTCAGAAAGAAAGCGAATGAGGAACTAACAGATTACGACAAACAAAAGTATTTTAGCTTATATGGTAAATAAGATGAAACTATGGGATGAAATTTATATGGATCGAAATGGAGAGCATATAGCTCCTACATTATGAATGGATGAGCCAGATCATAAGGTATTCTTTTTTGAAAAAGAAACTTCTGAAGATATCGATATCAGACCTAAGATCGTAAAGGTATTGGATAACGAAGAAGAGGTGATCAAAGAGATCCAAGAACTCCATCTGAAGAAAGGTGACAAGATCAAATATGAGTTTAGAGTACATTTAGTTGCTGAGTAATATTAAAATGTTTGAAGATTATAAAGCAGAAGGTATTGGAGAGAAGTACTACAATGGTACTGATTACTATCTCATAGGTAACTATGTGGTAAGAGTTATTTTTTGGGATACTCTTTATATTAATAACCAAGAATTGCTATGGAGAAGAATGTGAAGATAGAGCTCATAGATGAGATCAAAAAATTAGCTCAAGGACATCCTGCTAAAAAACATGATGAGGATCATGCTGATCTCTGGAAGGCTATGAAGCTAGTAGCATGAGCATTAAAAGAAGTAGAAGATAAACTACAAGCTCTAGATACTACAGATAGTAACATCTACGAATCATTAGCGTGTCAGGTAGAGAAGATCGACGCTAATGCAAAAACCATAACAGCTGATCAAAAAAAGATCTGAAATCTACACAAAGAGGTAGAGAAGATGGTTAATGGATATCCTAAGATAACTACTATGAAAAAGACTGCTCTATTCATAGATGGTGAGAATGTAGTCGATACTGTAGATCTAGAAAGCTGAAGATATCTCATGGTAAAGTACGTTACTCCAGTAGACTCTAATGAGTATGTAAAATTGGATAATCCATTCAGTTGGGAAGCTATTGAAGTAACTGATGGAAAATATGATGTTAAGATCCAATTAGAAACTACTCAGGAGTGAGAAACTGCTACTATGACAGCAAATGTAGATTTACTTTTTGTTAAGTACTAGGAAGCAAGACTTCAAATAATGACATGGAATATTTATATGATTTAATGTGATAATTATGACAGATCAAACACCTATACAAGTTGATCCATGACAGATTGCATTGACTGCAGGGACATGAATAGATCCTGATGCTTTATCTCATAGAATAATCCAAGTATTATTGAGATCTGAGGATAATTTGATCCAAGCTAATGGTGATGAAGAGCTATATGTAGATCTACAATTAGAGAGTGGTATAGCTCCAACTGATGAATTTCCTGTATGAGTTAATGTAGGAATAGTAAATGCTAGTGATGGATGGGATCAAAATGGATTATTACTTCGCTATCAAACTATTAGCTGAGCATATGCACAATGGTTATACTGAGCTGATGGTAAATTATATTTTGATGGAGGTACTGGTACATGGAAGTTAGTATACTATGCTAGTGATGTAGATACATTATTACAACAATTAAGAACTTATGTAGATACAGAATTAGCAAAGAAGGTAGATAAAGTATCTACTCCAAACCAACTCTATGCAACATCTGGAACTGGTACTCAAACTACAATAGATGATAAAACTACTGCAGTTTATTACATAGATGGAACAGATGGGAATGATAGTAACGATGGATGAGAACTAACTCCATACGCTACATGGAGTGCTTTTACAACAGCTCATGGATCAGAAACGAACATCCTAGTAAGAGTATGTAACATAGCAAGTACAAGTATAGCAATTACAGATAAACAAGGATGGACGATCGAACGATGGGGAAAATGAAGTAATGCATTGACTGCATTTACGAACAGCTGAAGTGATCATTTAATAATCAGAGGATTGAACATTACTACATATGCAGAATCTGGAGAAGCATACTATAACTTAGTAGAGGATTGTACTCTAGGAGATATGACTCTAAATATGACTGGTAATAATCAGACTATAAATGAGATCAGAAAATGTGAAACATGACATATTACTCTAACATCTGGATTGTACTTATTGACTGATACATATGGAGGAACTAAGTGGAATAATGATGAGAGAATCATTACTCAGAACTGAGGTAACTTAGTATTGAGTGCTTGTGGAGGATATGGAATCCAAAGAACGTCTGGAACTCTAACAGTAAAGGATGGAACACAACTAACAAGAGTAGCAACATTAGGTAATGGAACATACGCTCTTATATCTAGTGACAGTGCATGATACGTATATCTATTGGATGGTAAGACAACTGATCCTATAGATCTAGGAGGTACTGCAAGCTACACATTAGGTAAATTTGTATTTGATAAAGATAATTCAGTACTTCTAGGAACTAACCTAGATGAGGTATTGACTGCTAAACAATTAGTAGATACTCAAACATTTCAATCATTCATACCTGATAGTGCAAGACAGGAAGATATTAATAAGGCATTAGATAATCAGATCTGGACGATCATTAATGGATGATATGCTCCAACAGGTAGAGATAGAGGATTGGTATTGAACGCATATACATGAGAATTATGTTATCAGATAACTACTGCATCAGTAAACAATGCTGGTACAGGATATAGTGCTGGAGATGTATTATTCTTAAGAGGGACAGATCCTGATGAGGTATGGTTACTAGGACGATGTATAGTAAAGACAGTAGATACTAATGGAGAGATCCTAACAGTAATGATCGATCAGCCATGAGCATATACTGCTGATCAGTCTGGAATCTGAATAATGACAGATACTAATGGATCAGGTACAGGAGCTACATTGAATATCACTACAACATCAGGAGTAGGTACAACTACTAACAGTATCTGAAATCCTATAGTATGAGATGTATGTACTGTACTAAGGAACGAGATGACTTCTAATAAAGGAACATGGCAGTTTGTATACTCAGATAAGGATGGAGATGGTAACAATGAATGGACTCCATCACGACCAATCACTACATGACAATTACAAGCTGATTGAACTACGATCGTAATAAATAATGGAATAATCTCTATATCTAACTCAGTAAACGATAAGGTAAATAACTCAGTATATAGAACATGAGATCAAACGATCAGTGGAACGAAGACATTTAATGTATCACCTGTTGTACCTAACAAAACATCAGATGCGACGAACACATGAACAGCATTGGCTACTGAGGCTCAGGTATATAAGAAGATAGATAAAGTTACAGGAGGTACTACTGATAATCTAGTAAGTCTAACTAATGATGGACAAGTAGCTGATTCAGGAATAGCAAAGACTGATGTAGAACTAAATACTAATAAGGAAACAGGAAGTACTTTAACAGATAGTACTACTAAATATCCATCTAGCCATACAGTTACTGAAGCATTGAGCTCAGCAATATCATGAGTAAATCAGATTATAGTAAACGCTACAGCACCATCTAATCCTACACAAGGAATGGTATGGTATGATACTACTAATAATTTATTGAAGAGCTACGATGGAAGTAATTGGACAGCAGTAGGTGCAGTATTATCAGTAAATAATCAAACATGAGCAGTTACAGTAAGTGAATTTTTACCATCCGGAACTCCTGCAGTATGAGATGTAGTTACAAAGACTGCTAATGGATATGAATGGCAAACACCACAGAGCTGATTACCTTCAGGAGGAACTACATGACAAGTACTCATGATGACTGCTAATTGACCTGCATGGGTAACACCTGCTGATAGTGGATTCATTATGCTAGATGCTAATAGTCCAATGACTATTAAATATCTACGAGTTGGAGATCAAAATACATACGAATGATTACAAAGTTATAGCAACGACACAAGATACGATACTATATAGTATCGTGTCTTGATTTATCTTATAAGATAGAAAAAGATGTGAGTTTATTATTGGAATGATACTTGGTTGCCTAATAAAAATACTATTGCTTATTATCCACTATCTGATGATTTTAATGATCATAGTTGAAATAGTTATAATTTAACAAACAACTCTACACAACTAACAACATTAGATTGAGTTAAATGTGTTGACATGAATAACTCTTATTGTACTGCTAATTTTGCAGTCACCTCTTTACCATACACTATAGTATGCTGGAATAAAGCAAAAACTAACTGATGAAATAAAGCTCTAGCAATACAGTGGCAATATAGTGGAAGTTGGTGATGAAGTTGAGTAATGATATGAGAATGAAGTGGGACTAATTATATCTGAGTAAGATATGGAAATGCAACAGACCAGAATAGTGGTATAAGTCCTTATGCTATAGATACAAATTGGCATTTATATATTGTGACATTTAATACTGATTGATGCTATATATATGCAGATTGACAGCAAGTATGAAATCCTAAACAGAGCTTAACTAATAGTGTATTAAATACTACTCCATTCAGAATATGAGCTAACTATGAGTGAGTTGTATTGTGAAATGGATATATGGGTATAACAATAATAGAAGATAAAGTACGAACAGCAGAACAAGTGGCTTGATACTACAACCAAACAAAGAGTCAATACTGAATTAGTTAATCAGATTTATTTCTTAATTTTAGAATAATGCCTTTATGGGAACACGAACTAAAGAATGCGTATGTAGGAGAGTATCATGAGATAGAGGAATACGTTATGCTATCCAACTGATGAGATATAAATAGGTATTCTGAGTCTTCTACCATATGAATGGATATAATAAGAAATCAGACTACCCATTGGGATTCATATATCAGCACAACAGATAGAGATGGTAGAAGATACTTTACATTCAATAAAAAGATAGTCTGATTTGAGGTTGTGATGGATACTACTTATGCTTGAGGTGCTTATGAAATAATAGAGTTTAATCTGATGCCATCTGCTAGCTTCAATAACAACCAACATTATTATAATCCAATAAACGCTATAACTATTGCTCAAACTGCTCACCATTGATGAAGTGGGAATACGTGAATTGTTTACATAGATGAAAGAGTAAATGATTCAAGCACAATAGGAGCTTCTCAAAATAAAAGTGATCGCACAGCCATATGAACATGGACAGGAACGTTACAGAACTGAGTATGGCA